AACGCAATTAGAAAAAGCGTTAGATGATGTAGAGGAATTAAAAGATAAGGTAAGGCAAAATGGAAACGGTCATCAGTAGTGTTGTTGCACTTTGCATGTTTGTAGCAGGGGAGCTTACAGAACATAGAATACAACCCGCAATGTCAGATTGTTTAAAGGGTAAGAGGGTTGCAGAACGTTCAGCAAATGATAATATTCAATACAAATGTGGAAAAGTAAATGCAGAACTAGAAGAAAACATAGACGGATCTAAAGCTATTAAAAAAATTATAGAGGAGGGATAATGAAAAAATGTAATAAATGTAAAAAAGAATTTGAACCCAAGGACGAATTAGATATGTTTTGCAGCCAGGACTGCAAAGAAGAAGCACTCGCAGAGCTTGACAATGACAGCGATGAGTGTTTAAGTTGTCAATAATGAAAGTATCAGCAGAAGTAGTAAACGGACAATGTCCAACATGTGATGAAAAAACTATGTTGGTAGGACTTACAAATGAATTATACAGATGTATGAATTGTGGTTCTGACTTACAGCAACATGTTAATGGTAAGATAACTTATCTACCTATCATAGCCTCACCTACAGATAAAAGCACAATGCCTTCTGTAAAAGAATGGGAAGATGGCTAAACAAAGTTTCAAATTCTTTACACCCCGTGATAAGCCCAAGAAACGTGGACCACGGCAACATAAAAAAAATAAAAATAAGGGTGAAAAACGTCAAAAAAAACAGACTCGTTACAAAGGACAGGGTTGACAACTATCATTTAATATCCTATATATAGGACATGAAAGAAAAAACTATAACAATTACAGTAGATGGTACCAATCAAGGTCAATGGTCTAACCTTTTGCTGGAGTTAAACTTAATAAAAAAAGCATGGAGACCGTTTGGTGTAGATATTACCTTGAAAGCACCAGGGATTAAAAACATAATAGAATGGGGAACTAGAAATAATGATTACATCAGGCCAACTAGACGAAATAGCAATCAAGTACAACAAAAACAAAGATAAATATGTTTATGATCTTTGGTTTGAAAAAGTAAAGGAGTGGGCTTATGGAGTTAATAATACTAAACGACGGATTGTATCAGTTAGTTCCTGTCACAAAAGAGATGATGGATCATATCTCGTTATTGGGAGAAGCCGATTGCATGGAGATATGCGAGATACTAAGACTAAAACTAAGCGGATACGTTGATACTCTACACTTGCATATAATGCACGACGGTAGTGGATCATTATTTGGTTGTATCTGCAAATAAACCTATCCTAAAGAGGGAAATAGAAAGGATAGGTTATGGTGAGAAGATTTTTTATCTCTATATTATTTTTACGTTTCAGTCAATGGAGCACAGACAAATTTTACATAAACATCGAATTTATTAACGTCTGATCTACCTATTTCTAATGTTTTATTTTTTGATTCTTCATATCCTGCAACCATACACTCGTATATATCCGGAAATTTAATAGGCCATTCATAAGGTTCTACACAGTTCTTAGAAACCCCAGAACACAAAATTAACATTAAAATAATTTTCATACTTGACAATCCTATAGTATCACTTATATATTAGGTCTTAACATGAAAGGAAGTAAACATGACAGACATGACTAAATACAAGAACGTTTCTTTAACTAAAGAAACATACGCTACTTTAGATAAGTTATCAAAGATAATTTTTCCAGATGCGAAACTAAGCGTAGCAAAGACAATAGAAGCAATAGCAAACGAGAAAGCGAAGAAGTTAAATGGCAAGTTCAAAAAGAGTTAAGAGGGTTTACATATGTCCTACCTGTAAAGGTAATGGCTATGTAAAAGTCGCTTGCATTTATGAAAAAGAAGATATGATTCATCAATGTTGGGACTGTGAGTCACAGGGAGAAATATACGATTATGAAAATGAAGATCTGCCTGGAGAAGGAATGTTAATACATTAGGAGAAAATATGAAAGTAAAAGACATAATGTTAACTGCTTTAGAGGCTAGATACAACGCACAAATAATGGAAGCAGATGCTACAATTAAAATTTATTTTGAAAATTCTGTTGGTATAGGAGAACACCCGCAGCATATAGATGAAGTAGATAAGTTAATTGAAAAGATAGCAGCTGCAGAAGAAAAACTACAAGTGTTACAATCATTCAAAGTATGATAGATGATACTGACAAAGCTTATATTGCAGGACTGTTCGACGGAGAAGGATCTATACATATAAGACGCGGGTTAGAGAAGAAAAAGAAACACAAGGGTAAACCAGGTTATAGATACTCTAATAGTTTGCGTTTATCCATGGAGATTACGATGACTGACAGATCAGTTTTAACGTGGCTTCATGGAGTTGTAGGTGTTGGTACACTGACACCTAAAAAAGTTAAGGGTAAAAGAGTTGATGGTACACCGTATCTTAAACAATGGAGATGGAGATGTACATTTAGAGATGCATACTATGTGTGTTGTTTGATATGGCCATTTGCTCATACAAAACTACCTAAGATACAACAAGTAATAGAACATTATACTACTATTGCTTTGAAAGATAATGTAATATCTTTAGACGAATACAGAGAGGTACAAAAAAATGTTCGATAAATATATTTATATGTTTTTAGATAAGACTATGGAGTGGTCTGGAAAGATTAACTCTTGGGCTTGGGTTAAACATTTAAAGTATGTAGAAAAAAGAAGAGAGGAAAGACATTATGGCAAAAGAAAAAGGTAGGCAGTGGGATGGTAAGTCTAGACCGTCTGATGATAAATATAGAAAAGAATTTGATAGAATATTTAAACAAAAGACTTTGCATGAAGAACTTATGGAAGGTTTTAAAAAAGAACAAGAAGAATTAGACAATGAAGAAGAGTAATAAATACAATTATTTAGAAGGAAAACAGATCACGGATCCAGATACTGGAAAAAGAGTTTATGAGATAAGTTCTTATAGACTTCCTAGTGTAACTACGATATTAGGAGCCACCAAAAATACTGAATTTTTAACCAAATGGAAGGCCAAAGTAGGTGAAGCAGAAGCGGACAGAATCAAGAATGTATCTAGTGCACGGGGCACCAGTATGCATAAATTCCTCGAATCTTATGTCACGGGCGTTGGTTACGATGATCTTACAGAACTCGGACGCCAGGCGAGTCCCATGGCCAAAAAAATTATGGAGATCGGTCTTGCGCCGGTCGAAGAGTATTATGGTTCCGAAGTTACGTTACATTATCCGGGGCTGTATGCAGGCCAAACAGACCTTATCTGTAATCATAATGGTATGGAAACTGTCGTTGACTTCAAGCAAGCTAACCGTCCGAAAAAGAAAGAATGGATCGAAGATTATTATCTTCAAATTGCAATGTACGCGATGGCCCACGACTATGTCTACGGCTCCGAGATTAAACAGGGAGTTATCATGGTATGCACGCCTGACTTATATTATCAAGAGTTCAAAGTCGAAGGACCTGAATTAAGGCGCTTTAAACATAAGGCTTTAAAGAGAATAGACATGTATTATGACCTAATGCATGACGAGAAAGAGAAAACAACACCTATGAAAAAAGAAGACTTTATAAAAAAAGATTAATAAGTTATAATGGCTTATGAATAATAAAAGAATAGTACCTTACGGATATTATAGAGATAAAATTACTGTATCTTTAAAAGAAGATCCTGTTGAATGGAAAAGACAATGGACTTTTTTTAATAAAGAAAGAAAAAAAGCAACAGATCTTAAAAATAAAGATCATATAAATGAAATGCGACGTAAGTATCGTCAAACACCAAAAGGAAGAGAAAAATTAAGATTATATAATCAAAGGTATAATAAAAAAAACAGGAAAAAAATAACTGAAAAATATTTAGAAAGAAGAAAAAAAGATCCTGCATTTAAAATATTAACTATATTAAGAGGTAGAATTTTAGATGTTTTAAGAGGACATAGTAAATCAGACTCAACAATTAGTATGTTAGGTTGCACTATCGAAGAACTTTGGATTCATTTAGAAAAAAAATTTACTAAAGGTATGACTAGAGAAAATCATGGTAAGTGGCATGTTGATCATATTATTCCTTGTGCTAGTTTTGATCTTAGTAAACCTGAAGAACAAGCTAAATGTTTTCATTACACAAACCTACAGCCTTTGTGGGCTATAGATAATTTAAAAAAAGGAGATAGAAAATGAATTGTTGGCACTGCGGACATCAGTTGATATGGGGTGGAGATCACGATACCGAGGATAATGAGGATTATGATATAGTTAGTAATTTATCGTGTCCTAAGTGTCATTCAGCGGTTGACGTGTGGCATCCATCAGAGAAATTAATAGAGGAGTATAAAAAACATGACAGATCAGACGAGGTGGGGAATCCACGAAGTACAGACCAGGAATAAGGCTATAAAATACAGAAGGGATCTTGTTGCACGGGCCATGGAGCATGTGGTCAAGCTTGACGAAACAGGGATCACGGACCTTATGATACAGATTGAGGCGGAATATGAGCGGAAGTATGGCAAGAATAAGGCAGATGACAAGGTCATTTTATAGGATAATGAAGTATCGACAGGGTGTCGACAAGGTGTCGATAGTGTCGACAATTTGGCCTCTTTTTAGAATGATTCTAAGTTTTCTGCGTCAAAAGTATACAAATTTAAGGGAAGTTGTCGACACCTTCGATACCCCTTCGACACCCCTGCGATACCTATAGTGTCGAAGCTACTATTCAACAGTACCAACGTTAATAGGTCATTTTCACCCCCTGTCGACACTTTTTTTATTTTTTTAATAAAAGCGCAGTGTAAAAAAAAATTTGTCTTATAGTGTCGAAGGTATAAAAAGGATGTATGCCTAAGAAAAGAAGAAAAGCTATCATCACTGAAACAACTCCGGATATACCTTTTCAGAAGGTTAGAGTGGAGTGGGTCGACTGCGTAAGTGACTCTGCCTGGGCTAGTGATAAAGAGTTTGATAAAATGAAATTAGCGTTTCCAGTTAATGAAGGTTGGTTGTATTCTAAAGATAAAGATTCAATTAAATTATTTGCTTCTTACGATAAAGATGAAGATGGAATTACTTTTGGAGATCGGACGATGATTCCTCGTCAGTGGGTAAAGAAGATTCAGAAGTTGTAGATGGAGTCACATTTATTAACTGTCCGTAATCGTCTATTATCTGTTTCATTTTTGCTTCTAATTCTTGTTCTGATAGGTCCTCTAGTTTTCCTGTTTTTATTATCTTCCTATCTATGTATAGTCCTGCTGCTTTTCCTCTGTTTGCTTCCGCGTTCACTGCTGAAGAGAACGATCCTTTTTTTAAAGCGGCCTCTCTAAGTCTTGCAAGTTCTGCAACGTGACCCTCATAAGTTACTTCATGTTTTCTTAATCTTTCTTCTTTGAGTTCTCCAATATATTTTACAACAAGTGGTGAGTATCTTGGGTTTGTAAGTTCTGACCCTTCTCGCATTGCTCTATCCTTACTGTACCCAGCAGCGATAGCAGCTTCACGTTTAGTCATTGGTCCTTCTGGTCCACCGAATACTAAGTACTCAGCGAATCGTTGTTGCATTTCTGTTAATCTTTTTGGTACACCCATGTTGACTTTTTAAGGGAACTATCCTATAAAGTCAATAGATGAAAGTACATAAAACAACCAGCGAATTACAAGAGATCATAGAAGGATATAAGACTTTGATTGAAACACAGAGACAAGAAATCTTTGAGTTAAAAAAAATTGCATCTGAAAATGAAAAAAATAAAAATCTCTTGCAAGGTTATAGAAAAGTGATAGAGGATCAATCTATCAAGTTAAGAAAAAATTCATGAGAGTACAAGACTTGCAGTTGTATCTAAGCAACTTTACGAAAGGTAGCGACGCAGTAAAGAACGCCGTAATCTATGTAGAGATTAATGGAAAGTTACACGCAATCAGACGAATGGAAGTACATGAAAATGCTACTCCTATCATTGGTCAACCAGGTCATAGTGCACACAGATTGGTAATGAAAACCGAAAAACCATCGAGTCTTATCTTACCTGAAAAGCTTCAACGGGACTACTAACTTCCCTTGAAACCAGAACAAAAATTATATGCAAAAGTTAAAAAATATATACCTGAAATATCGTGGAATAGACTTGAAAATAATAGCTTACTTGGTACTCCCGATCTATTGGGCTATAATAATTCTGGTCACTTTTTCACTGTAGAATTAAAGGTATGCAAGGGGAATAAAATAAGGTTCTCACCCCACCAAATTGCCTTCCATGTGAAGCATCCACACAATACATTTATCATAGCAGAGGCCCTTGGTCCGGGTACCGTGAAACTTTTCCGTGGTTCACGAATCATGGAGCTTGACGCTTGCGGGTTTAAGCTTGACGCTTGCAGCGAAGGGCTTGACGCTTGTCGCTTGATGCTTGACTCTCTCTGAGCTTGACGCTTGGTGCTTGAAGCTTGCTGCTTGGCGCTTGTTGCTTGAAGCTTGTGACTGTGATGACAGCTTTACCTGGTTCACCACCTGAGAGTCACGTTGCTTGTGGCCCGGATCCGGCGCACGCTCGCACTCACCGTCGTGAGCTTCTAAGCTAATGGCCTGATCCGATTTATTACGCTTGCGTAATTCTGTATAATATTTTGGATGTTTAAAAGTAAACGTCATAATCTTTAAATAAATTTTTAATCATATCCGCGAGCTGGTATTCATCACAGTATATATTATTTTTATTAGCTTTCAATATTGCTTCCAGCTCTTCAATTATTTCTTTTTTTGTTTTAGTGTTTTCCATATTCTATATTTTTAACGTTAGGGTCCCAGCAGGCTCTGCAGCTGCCGCACTCGTTGTTATTGTCAGGGGCTGGACATGTTCTAGATTTTGTTGAGACTGTCGACGTATTGGCCCAGCTCTTCACTGGTCCCTGGTCAATCATCGGTGAGCTAAATCTTACAACTAGATTCGCTGGCGCGTCCTGCATATGGTCCTTGATCCACGCCTCACGAGTCGGCATCCAGTGCCGCTTGCTCGGTGTTAATCTACAGACTTCAAATATTTTATTTAAATGATCTAGATCTTGAACGTCGCCGCTGTCGTGCCATCTAAAGACATCAGGCTTTTTAGAATTAATTAGTGTTGCCATTGCTTCAACCCATTGCGGGTGATCTATTGCCTTCAGGCGCTTGTATTGCGCGGCTTGTACAACAGCGAAAACATAACAACCTTTTTCAGCATAACAACCTGAACAAACTGAGTTAGGTATTAATTTTAATTTGTTACCCGTCTTACACTCAGCCGCTGGAATTCCAATTGCCCAGCCCGGCATCTTTGACGGTTTACTTAGACCTCCAACCAGGGTCCACGCTTCTTTTGTATTCATACTTTCTTCTCCTTTAATTTATAGGATGTTATAACTTTATAATTCTTTCTTGT